TTACTTGACTTCTGTCATGTCTCGAATTTGCGATGTCAGGCTGGGCCCAACGCTCCAGCTTCCAGATGCTCGATCTTTCCAGAACAAGTCCTTGGATGCGCCGGCGCGGCCGATAAAACGACCGATGTCGAGAGGTATCAGGGTGCGTTCACCGGCCGCCGTAGATATCGGCATATCTGGCGCCGGCGTCCAGGCCGCGAGGTCCGCGCTCGATTGCACCTCGCCGCTCTCTGACACCGCAATCCACCGTCGGCCGCGCGCGTCATATGCGAGCTTGTGAGACGATCCGAGATTTGAAACCTCTGTCAGCCCTGCCCCTGCGATCGAAATGACGCTGCCGTCGAAGAGCACAGCAACAGCATCGGGACGCGCATGCAGATCAACAACAGATCCGGCGGCGGTGTGCTGCGACCAGGACGCGCCGTTGTCTTCTGAAATCGCAATGTCAGCCCCGGAAGCAATGACCAGCATGTCATCATTCCCAGCCAAGAAGTCAGCGGCAAAAGGCGTCTCGCAAAGCTGCGATGCCGCGCCGTCGACCACAGCATGAATGCCAGTGTCTGTCGCGACCAGGTGGCGCCTGGCTGCCAGGTCGCGGGCGATGCAACGTACGGAGGAGTCGCCTTCACTTATGACTTCTGCGCGAACGTTATCTACGTAGTCACCGTCACTACCCCGCAAAAACAGTTCAACTTGCGCTCCCAAATTAGACGGCAGCTCGATTTCAATTGTTTCCCAGATGCTAAGTCCAGACGCATTCCGCGTCTCAATCAAGCCGACTGGATTCAGTGATGGTATAGACAAGTGCGTTTGACTTGAAACATGTCTCGCGTCGATACTGTAATAGCCAGGATTCACGTTATTTAGTCCGATCGGCGGACGCCATCCCGCTGGAATTTCAAGCTGAACTGAAAGACCAGGGCGGTCCGGACTGCTCAAGTTTATAGTGATGTCTTTTAGCGTTTCTCCGTACGGTGGTGATATGTAAATCAAATCAGACTGACTGGAGATGTTATTGCCAACACTTCCCGACCAGTATCGAAGACCTTCAATATCTTTGAATCTGAAGCCGAGCCGCTCATCGTCACCCGTATCAATTCTTGCTTCAATGTTGATCAAGTCGCCAATGAGTGACGCTCCGTCTCCGCTGACGCGTATTTCAGCAAGACTGTCAGACTGATAATTTGTGTTAAACGGATCTTCTGGATAAAGCCGAACATCTGGCAAAGTGTAAGAGGCACCATTCCAATTTGAGCGCACCTCAATCTGAGCTGTTGCGTCCGGAGAATATACATCAGCACGCAAGAAAAGCTTACTCGTATTTACCGCAGGAGGAAGTGAAACAACTTGCATCGCTTCGAAAACTTCATTGGACGCCAGATAAAATTTACCGCCTTGTTGCGGTGGTTGTGCTGTATCGAGCACGCTTGGGGCCCCGGAATTCACAGTCCAGCCCGACAAACTGCCAGCCTCAAAATCACCATTCGTAATCGCCAGGCTTTCAGTCGAGAACCCATTCGGTGTCAGAGTATTCCAGCGCCGCAACGCCGATGAGTAAGCGATTTCAGAACCTGCAGTCCAGACAAGGAACCCCTGCCCGTCGATCGCGGAAATTTCCCGCGCCGGTCCGAACGTCCCCGGCAGCCGGACCCATTCGGCACCGCCATCTGTCGAGCGCGACACAGCTCCGTCATGCAGCGCGATCACATCGCCAAGGCTGGCGACAGGGCGCACAGGCGACAGCGGATCACCGGTGACTGGATCTGTGTATTTCTCGTCGGTCGGATTGTCTTCCGGATCTGGACTGCCGTCATCAATGCCCTCGGGGTATCCTGGGGTTTCTTCATAGTCAGTTCCGCCGTAATATTCGTAGACATACTCATCAGGGCTGCGCTCACGCAGTGCAACTTTGACATTCAGTGTCGCAGGGTCGATGACCTTGCTCTGAATTTCAAACAGTTTCGCCTCGTATCCGTGCTCATCACTTGTCCATGTCAAAGTATCGAGCGGTAGCAGTCCGAGTGCGGTCGGCGGCAGTGTCAGCGAATGTGTTATCATAAGCCTGTTGTCTGTAACCAACTCCTGCATCAGGCGCTGAACCTGGCCGTATTGCGTGACAGTTGTCAGGTTCAGCTCTGCAACAAGACTGCGGCCGTCATCTTCTTGAATCCACCCATCTTTGTAGAAAGTTGGAGCATCGCGAGACACCCAATTTCTATACCGGTCCAGATGGCTTGCATGAATGCTATTGTATGTATCTTTGAGCCCGCGAAATGGTGCAGTCTCGCGCGGATCAGAGACGATCAAGTCTTCATCATCAATGTGAGCACGCGCGAACGGTGCAGGGCCGAGCGAAATATTCCAGAAACCACCGCACTCTGCGACGCGACCGCCGCAGGACTTCAATAAGTCTTCAATGACGGAAAGAGGCTCAGTCTCAAGCGTGAATTCGATGCCGGCTTTGTAACGCTTTTCACGACGCTGCCCGCCGCCGGAACTCGCCGCTTCATCGCATGTGTTCATAGCTGCGACCCACCGATCAAGTGGCAGGTCTTCCGCATCTACGCCGAGGCCGTATAGAGTGCCGTCTGCGAGACGCAGGCCACGCAGAATATTGTAGATCATCACAACAGGGTTTTCGGTGAACGCGTGAGTGCTCACGTCATCCCAAATTTGATCTCCATCGCCGCCGACAGATGTATCCTGACGGGGGTCATAAAGCGGCGCTCCGTCAACTTCGAACAGGACCTCCGGAAACTGCGTGTATCCGGAATCCCACTTAAATGTCATCGCCGCATAAGCAACGCCGGTCAAAATATGATCTTCTGTCCAGGGTCGCTCATACCCGCCGTATGTTTCGACAAGCATCTCATCGGCAACTGTCTGCGTTCCGTCGTGCCAGCGCAGCCACGCACGATCTATGTATTTGCCGCCGTTGTCGGTCATGCCGCAGTAGCCGTCGCCATCCGCGCGCTGAGTTGTGAAGCGCGTGCGGTTACCGTTCACGATGACCCATGCGATATCTGAAATCAGGTAGTCAGACAGGGAGATAACATACGTCATGTATTTGACCTGATCTGAACCGGACAGACCGTGCGTCATCGGCGGGCATTCGTGATGACCGGCGGTAGCGTATCGGCCGAGAACAACGGTTTGAGGCTGTGTGCCGCCGGCAGTTGTAGTAGACGTCGAAATACCGCGCTGCTGTTGCTGGCCTTTATTCGGAGACAGTGCAGTGGCAAGCGCAGACAAGCCAACTGACGCCGCCGTGCGCAAAAGAAATCCACCGACGGCAGTTCCACCGACAGTAGAGAAAAATCCGCCGATCGCGGTGACAGCAGCTGTAATCGGGTCAGCATGAACAGGGCTGGCAGCTATCGCTGCAAGAACAGCCCACGGGAAAACTTTGCGAAAATTCATGCTGACACCTGGAAAATTCTGGAAGCGGCAGTGAGAGGGAGCTGAGCAATGCCGCGCCGAGCTGTGACAGCGACGGACGCACCGAGAACAATTCCGAGGCCGAGATCGCGACCCTGCTTCACAACTGCGACATCGCCTTCCGTTGCATGTAGAACTGGAATTTCTGGGTAGATAGATGCGACAAGTGCGACTTGGTCTTCGAAGCCGTCCGCCTGAAGAAGAGCCAACCCTTCCTCAACAGTCGAATAGTTGCCACGATATGCAGCAGCCGGATCTGTCCCGGTCATTGCATCGAGCGCGGCAGCGGGCATCAGACTGCAGTCGAAGAATCCCGGCTGGAACGGAGTTCTTGCGTTGTTTGCAAGATATGTGTGAAGGCGCGAGCGCCAATTTAGCAATCTACTCATAGAGAGGAGATGTGGCCTGGGGGTGTTATTCGGCGGTCAGTTAAATCCAGGAATTGGTCTCTTCATTCCACTCGTATTCTTTGCCGTCATCTGGCATGGGCATCGGGGGCTGCCAATTTCCGGATGCATCGAGCGTCCATGACGGATACGGCCGGGCTTCAATGAAGATGTCGAGCTGGTCGTAGTAGAGCATACCGGGAGACGCATAGCGGTGCCGAATTGATGAAGTGTATGATGTTTGAACAGCGTCGACATTGAGAAGCCATTTCAGCCAGTCTACTCCGCGCTGTGACTGCTCAACGCCGCCTTCATCGAGCAGGAGTTCATTATCGACAACAAGAACGCGCTGCACTTCATGTGCGACGGGAAGATAGTCGACAGGCGTCCTTGAGATTACTGCGTAGTTTGCCATTTTTGACTACTACCTTTCAAATCTGAGGCGGATAATTCCGGACGCACCATTACCGCCAAGGCCACCGCCTGGGCCGTTATCACCGCCACCACCGCCGTTGCCTGAATTTTGCGCGCCGCTCTGACCGTTCGCTGCGTCACCGAGCCCAGCACCCCCCGGACCCCCGGCAGCTTGAAGAACCGGCGTCTCTGTCAACATGCTGTAAGCGCCTGCGCCGCCTGCGCCTGGTGCCATACTGTAACTGGTACCACCATTTCCACCTGCGCCGCCACCGCCGCCACCGCCACCCGTTGACGAATGACCGCCCGATCCGCCCCGACCGCTGAACGGCTCCTCGCACTGAGTTGAATTTGCACCGTATGAATTAGTGAGCCTCCGAGAAGCCCCGCCGCCGGACCCGCCAGATTGGGAAGTCAGCTGTTGCTGACCGTTACTTGCAGTTGTTGCTCCGCCGCCGCCTCTCCCAACAACTCCAAAAATAGAGCTCGCAGAGCCATTTCCTTCCGTCGCGCCGCCGCTACCGATTATCGCTTCGTAAGTCCCCGCAAAAACAAAAATCCTCACACAAGAAACACCACCTGCGCCGCCACCGCCGCCACCGCCTTCTCCGAATTCGGAAGAACGACCGCTGCCGCCACCCCCCGATCCTCCGACAGACTCAACTTCAATCCATCCGGATACCGAAACTTCAATGAGTTCAGTATTCTTTATCTCGACAAGCGTAAAATCTACGCCATTTTCATCTGTATAGTCAGTCGCAATTCCGCCGCTGACCTCGACGAGCGGCGCAGTTAGTTCAACAGGCTGAATTGAATAATATTCCATACTCAGGAGATGTGGCCTGCCCGCCGCTACCGGCGGACAAAATAACCTGAACTGTCTTCCTCTCCCCACTCGACATCGATATCAGCACCCGCAAGATCAGCATACGCACGCCCCCTGTCAGATTCATTTCGCAGTCGGAGTGACGCCGCACTTTTCTTCGCGGCAAGTGTTCGAGTTCCTGCACGAGAAGTCGAAACAAGCGACAGTTCGAGCGTGGAAGATGAGGTGCCGGAGTCTGATTTCGCGCTGTCGCTTATGGCGGGGTCTTCGACGGTTCCTTTGAACGCTCTGGCGACATCAACGATTTCCCATGTTTCAACGTCATGCAAAGTCAGATGGATTTCGACAGGAGCAAGACGCAGTGAGTATTGCTGAACTGCGGCCTTAACTTCATCAGATAACATACTGAAAGTAAGTCGTTGTTTCTGAACATTTGTTCCGGCTTCATATGTCGGGTCACTCATCGTGATAAAGCCGCCGGAGGCAAGGTATTCACGCACTTCACCATCAATTTCAAAAGACGCATCATCATCTCCGGACCAGAGTCCGAACTTCTGCAGCTCTCCTGTACTTTCGTCTTTTGCGCAAACCCAAACAAGCCATCTTGGGATAACCGCGCCGGTTTGAAGCGCCAATTGCATCTTGTTTGAAATCAACACCCTATCACCTCAACGTCTGCTTGAATGAGAATGAGAAGCCAGATGTCGACGCGAGACCGATGCGACCGGCTTTGAAAGATCCTGGTACGATAATCGCCTTACACGCAGCACCGATGAGCGTCACCGCAGCACCGTCGAAAGCTCCAGGGCGAACGCGGGAAACCACGCCGACAGTCAGCGTGCCGTCAGTCTCCGCAACGCCGCCAACCGTGACCTGGTGAAGAGCTACTTTTTCGTCTTCGTCGCCGTATGCGAAGGAAAGATAATCGCCTGCCGTCAGAACATATCCGGACGGTAAACCAGACAGACTGATCGTGTTCGATCCGGTAATAGGCGCAGACAGTGTCACCGAAGCCGCGCCCAGGATAGAACCCATGGGATCGGCCTTTGGAAATTTCCTTTTCAGGTTTCCGATCAAGAATGAAGCGCCGGCAGAGCGCATAACTTGTGCCAGCGCCTGTGCCTGGTCTTGTGCGACATGTGTATCCGTCGTGATTGTCAACGACCCCTGCCACAGCCGCGGGCCAGATTCAGAAACAAGCATCCGGCCTCCGCCGTCTTCTGTGACGCGGAGACTTTCCGACAGATCAAACTCTTGCGAATTTACACGAAGTCCGGCTGCGAACTCTCTGAATTGCAGTGGAAAAATGAAGCTCATCCGCGTGTCCTCGGGTCTGATGCGATTTGATTAAGACGGCCAGGCATTTGGCGGTCGTATTGCTGAATTCCGGACTGAACGATCTGAACGCTCTGCGCACCAGCTTCGCCGATCCACTCTGCCTTGAGACCGTCTGCCAGGGCGATTGCGAGCTGGCCGCGGGTGCCGCCATCGACCAGGCCTTGTGTGCGCTGCGCATCGAACACACGCGATCCGCGCGGCAGGTTCACAAGCTCGGGGCCACGCTCGCCGACCATGGCCAGGCCACCCGGCGCGAACGGCGTGCCGGTCGCGAAGCCAGGCAGGCTGCCAAAGATCGCATTGCCGATCTGACCGAGCCAGTTCGAGCCACCGCCCGCATTGACACCGCTTCCGAGGGTGCCGTTCCAGAGGCCCTGGAATGCTTTGTTCGCAAGCATGTCAGCAAACCTTGATAGCAGCCGTCCGACAGCCTCGCCCGCTGTCGCAGACTTCGTAACAATCGAAGAGAATGCACCTGCGAACGCATCACGCATCTGGCCAACATTCGACTTCGTTGTCCGGATCTGCTCTTCGAGTGCCTTGATCGCGTCAGAAGCTTCTTTTGCACCACCGGCTGCACCGCCGTCATTCGTGTCACCCAGACTTGCAAGGGTGGTGTTCAGATCTGAGGCGGCGGAGTTCGCGGCTTTCGTGCGAGCTTCTGCGCCGCGAAGGATGCCGCCGATTTTCGCGACCTGCTCTGAGATTGTCGGTACGTCGAAGATTTTGGGAGCAGCAGCGGTGTCTGTGTTCAGTCCTTTCATGAACGCCTCGCCGACTTTCTTGCCAGCTTCGACTGCATTCCCGATGTACTCCATTCCGATGTTCTCAGCTTTGAGAAACGGGGTGTATTCGATCACCTTGCCGTCGAAGCCTGGAAGCTTGTTCATCGCAGCATTGATTGCGAACTGGACAGAGCGGATCTGACCGATGACAGCGTTGATTGCACCTGTAATGATGCGGATCATTCCGTTCATCGCTACGACCACGCCGGCTTTCACGGCATCTCCGAAGCCCAGGAAGATCTGCTTGGATGCGAGAACCAGCCCACGCATCACTCCAATCGCTCTATTACCAAACCAAAAGAACGCCTCAACGGCGTAGTTGACAGCACCCTTGGCCAAGTCCTTGAAAAGTCCGAATGCCTCACCGACAGAGCCAACGGCTCCGGCGACGCGCATGAATTGATGAGTTGCTTCGCCAAGAAGAACTACCAGCGCTCCTATTCCAGTGCGCACAAGCAGACGCTTGAAGCCCATCGTCATTGCTGTCGCCACAGCTACGGCACCAGCATAGATACCGAATGCGCCAGCAGCGGCCATGACATATGAAGAAATCCGTCCCGCGTTATTCGCAATAGCTTCAAAGACAACGCGGATAGCACCGCCCTCTTTCATCGACTCCCGTATGGCACCTGCAAGTCGAGTAAATGCGGGTGCCATTTCAGACATGATAGTGTTTCGCATTCCGACGAATGTGTTGCGAACGCCATCGACAGCAGCACCGGCTGCGGTCAGGTTTCCGATCATCTCCTTGGACATTACCAGGCCTGCAGCTTCAGCGGCGTCGCCGAGACGCTCCATCTCGATGCCGCCATTTCTCAGAAGTGGCAGGAGCAGCGTGGCATCGCTCGCCATCGCTTCCATATAGAAGGTCATCTGCTGCTGGTTCAGGCCGGCTTTTTCAAGGCTCGACACATAGAGCTGCAGAGCATCAGGTCCGGACAGGTCCTTGAACATATCGGCAGTCACGCCGACCTTTGGCCCAATATTCTCAAAGAAATCTTTCATAGGCCCGCCGCCGGTCGCAGCAAAGTCACCGACGCGATCATTCACGTCTTTCAGAATGTCAGCGAGCTTTTCCTGGTCAATACCAACTTTGCGGCTGGCAGCACTCCAACGCTGCAGGTCTCGCGGCGCGGCACCGGCCATCTGAGACAGACGCTCGACCTCCCGCGCTGACTGAACTGCGGCAGCCCCCATCGTTCCGAGAGCAGCACCAGCAGCAGCGGCACCGACGGCCGCCACCTTCATGTCCCGTGCCATCCGAGCCATCGTCTGACGAGCGTTTTTAACGCCCTTTTCGAATGACGCAGTGTTCAAGCTAAGCTTGGCAAAGAGGCCGCCGATCATCATTTCGTTTCGGCCTCCCTGGCCTGCTTTGCTTTCATTGCCATTTCTCGGATCCGAGCAAATCCTTCGGAGATACTGACCTTTTCCGGCTTTTCTTTGCCGAGGAGCTTTTCGAGTTTCGGCACTTTCTTGACGCGATGCAGAACCTCGCCGAGCCATACCTGCTCGATCCTGGCTTCATTTTCACGCTTGAGCCTGCCCCCTTCCCCTTTCAGTCGGCGCCAATACTGGCGCGGGGTCATAAGCCAGAACTCATCCTCACAGACGCCAACCGAGATCCCTGCCTCGATCATGGCGTCCCAGTCCCACCCGCGACTTATTTCGCCGCGGGTATCGCGTTTCCCGACTCACCATCTGAATTTTCCTCTTGAGGAAATGCAGCCGCGATCGCCTTGGAGACGGCTTCCATTCCATCATCGTAAGAGAGAATGTCACCGGCCAGAGTCAGAGTGGCGTCCGGATGATTGCGAAGCAGTCCCTGATGAAGAATGTGGCGCATGTCAGAGAAGCGACCGAGGTCGTTTGCCATACGGCCGGCGATCAGAGCCCATGAGCTGTTGGTTGCATCTTCGACGCCAGCGATCGCGTTCATGTCGATGACGATCGTGTAGGTCTTGCCCTCGATCACGACAGAGGCTTCACCCCGGATCCTGTTCCCTTTTGCCATTATACGGACTCCCACTCACCACCAACGCGCAGCGTCAGTGCAGCAGTCATCTTGTCATCCATCGGGATGTTGCGCTGATAACCCTTCACGACCACGTCGAAGTCTTCCGCAACGCCACCGTTCTCGACGAGGCGCAGCACAGCATTGGAGCCGAGGGCAGCGCGCAGTGCGACATCAAGAGTTGAACCGGGGAGGTGTTGGAAAGAGATCGTGACCTCTCCGTTATCACCGAGTCCAGCGATGAATTCTCGCGTGCGATTTGGTGAGCTAAAGTGAGTAACGTCAACATCATCGAAGGTAGGGTTTGGAAACTCGATACCTTCCATTCTGTCGACGGAAATGAATGTGGTGCCGCCGTCGACCGAAATCTCAGCGGTGGATCCGTGGCCGATATCCGGCTTTTCTGCGGGCATTTAAGCTCTCCTGGTTTGAATATTCGTTATTCAGGAGATGTGGCCCGCAGCCAGAGTTCGCGCGTCAAAGGCGCCAGTGGATTTCGAAGTCCTGAGAAATGCGGAATGGGCGCTTCGTGTCGCCGGCTTCGCGACCGTCTCGCTCGGCACGGAAGAAAATCATCATGATTTTTCCGCCTCTGTATCCGTCAATTTGATTGAGGATCTCCTGGGAGATAGTCTCTGCTTCGCGGTATTTCTCCGCGTAAACATCGACCTGGACACGAGACACAAACGTTCCGTCGGGACCGTCGAATGTGTGACTTCCGTTTTTCGAAACGGACTGCAACACGACACCTGGATACTTCGCGCCTTGAATGCGAGACCCCCAGTCAACTGATGCCGTTACTGCTGCGGAGATCAGAGTTCTAAGTTCCTGTTTCATCTCATTTGCCTTTCTTGGCAGCTCGGGCTGCAGCTGCGGCGTTCAATCTTAAGCGGCGCTGAATGTTCTCCCAAAGCAGGCTCTTCAGTCGCACCATCAGCGCGCCCTTGTGTCGGTCCCATGCAGGTCGCATGAACGGCTGCGCTGCGTGATGCTCTGTTCCGAACTCCTGCAAGTGCGCGTGAAAAGCCTTTTTTCCGGGCCCAACAAATATGTCGACGGTCCCTTTGGACTTCGCGAGCCGGCGGCGATGTTGTGGATCAAGACTGGAACTGACCGCGATCTGTTCATAGAGATGCGGTCCGTCATCGCGCGTGTTGTCGATCGGCGCCAGGTCTTTAGCTTCTTCAGCAATTGGATTGCCGAGCTGCTTCAATGAGCGGCGCACGACTTGCTTTCCTTGGCTATTTCCGAGTTCTTTCAGAGCATTGTCGAGTTCTTTGAAACCATCGACCTTAAAACTGACGCCATCTCTTGCCATCAGCCCAACTCCGCAGCTGCAGTGATTTCAAATCCCTCACGGCGGCCGAGCGGCTTGACGCCAAGGATGTTGAAATCCTTACCATCAAAGATGACGCGATCGGCGGGGCCGAGGTCCGCAACAGTCGAAGAAAACCGGATCTCGAAACGATACATGATTGTCGCGAGAACCTGGCCGGCGGCGATCTTCTCTGCGTCGCGCACAGGCGTGGCAGATGCCCAAACTGTCGCGATGTCAGACCAGGAGATTTCCCCGTCAGATGAAAAGCCGTCATCGGTGACGGTGGCGCGCTGGAGCGTTATGCGGCGATCGAGTTTTCCGGCGGCCATTAGAAGAAGGACTCCGCCGGGCGATTGAATGTCAGGAGCATCTCTACTGCGAATGGAACTTTCGGAACGATCGTGCCCTGCGCAACTGCTTCGCGGTTCTCATACCAGTGCCCGACAAGAAGACGCGCTGCATGCCGCTGTGTCTCATTCACTGCCGGCACGACAGGCTCTGCGCCGTCAGCCGCAGCAGGAGTCACCATGCCTTGAACATACTCGGACGCAACCGCGACCAGGCCTTCGATATACGAGTCCTCATCACTGCCATCGACACGCAGATGCACCTTTGCTTCGTCGAGCGTCAACATGTCAGTCAGCCTTGTTTTCGGGGGCAGCCTTCAGGGCCTTGCGGCGTGAAGCGGATTTTTTGGAGTTCTGCTCATCCAACAGGAAACCTTCCTGGCCAGCTGCAATCGCAACCGAACCAGTCACTTCCTCGCCTGCGACGAACCAGCGCGGGTAGATCTCACCGTCCGGAACGGCGTGAAAATCTCTCTTGAGTTTGGGCATGGTACTCTCCGTGAAATGAAAAGGGCGGCCGAAGCCGCCCCATCATGGATTACTCGGCGGCGATGTCTTGGGCCGAAACGGCGGCAGGCATGTAGCGAGGTGCCTGAAGAACCCAGGCTGCGGAAACCACGGCATCAGCCGCACCGGTTGCAACAACGCGGACATACCGCTTGTAGCCGACATAACCGACCGATCCGGTTGCGTCGGAGGCCGTGATGGAACCGAGCAGCTCATCAGCAGCGACAGCCGCGAAATCAGCATCTGCCTTGGTGTCGCTTTCCTGGACTTCAAAGGTGACGCCAGCAGTGCCGGCACCGGTGACCAGGACGGCATGGCCATAGTCGGCCATGTCTACAATGTTGCCTGCCAGCGGATTTCCATCCGCCAGCGTTGCAACGATACCTTGTGCGACCGTGGTCGCAGAGCGAATGTCAGTCATACGCATATTCTTATTCCTTCCCTTGCAGGCCTCAGACCGAGGCCTTGATGAACTTGACCGCGTCGAAATCCGTAGCCCCGCCACCGACACGCTTGGTGCAGTAAAACAGGACATTCGGCTTGGCCGAGAACGGGTCGCGCAGAACAGTGACCGACTTGCCATCGACGATGGTATAGGCGGAGGCGATGTCACCAACGGCGAGCGACAGAGAACCAGCGGCAAGCGCAGGCATGTCGTCAGCGATGGAGATCGGGCGACCCTGGATCGTGCGGGTGACGTTGCCGTCGCCGTTCAGGATTTCGCGCAGCATGAAGTTGCCGTCACCATCTTTCAGAGTCGCAACACGGGCAGCCGTGCTGTTCTTCATCAGCCAGGTTGCGTTGGCTTGGTATGCGCCCTGGAGGTCGTAGAAGGCCTTCACCAGAACATCGCCGTCGATGTCGCCGTTGGCGCCACTGTTCCGGAACTGGAACTTCTCAGCAGCGCGCTCAGCGTCATTTTGAGCAGTCATCGCATAGGTCAGCAGGCCTTTGGGCTTGTTGACGCCATTGCCGTTCAGGAACGAACCTTCTTCAGCGCGGATGAAACGATCTGTGACTTTGTTGACCAGGAAAGATTCCAGGTCGAAGCTGGCGTTGTTCAGGAGGAATTGCGAAACCTTCGGCATCGCGGACAGTTCGTGCGTCGAGATGGAAATCCGATTGATTGTCGGGGTGCCCGTCTCATTCCGCTCCTGCGTTTCTCCGGCCCATTCGTAGCCGGCATCGCCACGCTCGACCAAGATATCGTAAGAACCACCATCGAAAGTGATTACGGAGGCCAGCTCGCGGATTGCAGAGCTCCGGCGCAGACGGGTTTGGATGCCTTCGCGCATTGCGGAGTGGATCATAACGCCGCCGTCGGTCTGGCTGTTGCTCGCCATCGCCTTCAGCTCATCAGGCTCGGCGCCTTTACGAAGATAGGCGTCAATCATTTCGGCGTGCTTGTCTTCTTTCTCTGCATTACCTGCCACGCCAGGGCGGTTGGCTGCGGTTTCGATCTTGTCGAGACGCTCGGCGATGGCTTTCTGCTCGGCATCGAATTTGGTAGCCAGATCAGCCTCAGCCTTTGCAAGCTTAGCTGCGTCAATGACGTCAGCGGACTTGCCTTTCAGCGCATCGACTTCAGCTCGAAGATCGTGAACCGCCTTCGTTGCCTCATCAAATGCTTGTTTTGTTTCAGGAGTCATTACTGCTCATTCCTCTTTTTGTTATTTTTTCGACCAAGACTTCAGCATCTCGATCATCTCACGCTCACCGTCATTTCCAGCGCCAGGCATGGACTTGACCGCGTCGAAGCCGCCGCTGAGCAAAGCCCTGGCAACTCCCCGAGAAAGCCCAGCGTCACGCGTGAGTTTTTCCTCGAAATCTTTCTTCTCCATGGTCGCGGCTTTAACCGCGTCGACATTGGAGAGTTCGTTCATCGGGAAGGTCACGACGCTGACTTCCATCAGATCCAGCTCGTGAAGGAGCCGGGAGTTGTCGCGCCATTCGTCTTTGACGGTGCGATAGCCGATCGAAAGGCCCGAGATCGCATCCATTTTCAGAAGGGTGTGGATCTCGTTTCCGCGCGGCGTGTCGGCCAGCTCACCTTCGAGGTGCAGCCCGTTTTCGTCTTCGTATGCCTTGGTCCATTTTCCGATGACCTTGTTCGAGTCATGCTGGAAGAGCATCCGGACCTTGCGACCGGACGCGATGGATTTCGCAAAAGCGCCCGGCATTACAACATCCCCGCCGAGATCGCGGCTGCCAAACACGGAGCCATAGCCGGAGATCTTGCGACCCTCACCGGCTGCTTTTACCTCAAAATCGAAAAACCGTTTTTCCATATCACCGCATTCTCATTCGTCTTGAGAAGGAGATGTGGCCCCGGTGGCGGCTTCGCGCGCTTCCATTGCGCCTCGTGACAATTCATTTGCCCAGGGCTCGTCAACGGGGTTTAAGCCCATGTCGACACGAACCTCATTGGGCTTCATCCAGGCGCCCTGCCCGCCTGCGCCAAGTGCTTTGGTGTAATATTCGGCTTGGTCCTTGTGATCACCGCGCAGCAGTGATCTCTCGTCAAAATCGAAATACAGGCTGTTGCTCAATCCGAGAATGTCGCGGCGCAATGCTTCTTCCCAGCGACGCACCCAGGGCATGAGCGTGTGAGTGACGTGCATCCGGAACATTTGCTCCGCACTGGCATATGTTGCCGCCTTATCAGCTTGCATCAGCATTATCGGTTGGACACGGAATGCGCGGGCGATCTCTTCGATTTGAAAGCGCCGAGTTTCTAAAAGCTGGGCATCAACCGAGGTCATTGTCATCGGCTCAAATTTCGCGCCGAAATCGAGCAGTCCAATTCCGCCGTCTCCACCTGCACGAAACTGCGTTGAGAAGCTATTCTTGAGCTTTTCACGAACCTCAGGCTTAACGCCTGGCTCAATAGTCAAAAAGCCCGACGGATTTATACCGCCTGCAACAAAGCTCTTTTGCTGCTGCTCTGTTACCATTGCCAGAGCGATCGCATCGCCAGCCGCCTTGACCGCTGGCAGAGCTGAGTATCCATCCAGCGATGGACCGCGAACTACAAAAACCTGCCTTTCAGAGAACACTTCACTCGTGCCGTCAATGAAGGTGACGCGATAAACAAGACCTGAAGATGAAGTCTGCTCAACAGACCAGGCACCATGCGGCACGGGTATAAGCTCTCGGACTTCGTCACGGACAGTGTTCTTGACCGCCAATGCAGCCTTTCCGAGTGCCGCCTGCATAGTCATCCACTCGACGAACTCATATGAGGTCATCCAAGGATTTGGGCGGTCATTGAGCAGCTTATGTGCCCAGTGATCCCGCAGAACCCTTGTCCTTTTCAGGTCATCGGAGCCATATGTGTCTTCTTTCAATGCCAGCGGCATTGAGGCCACTCCCTCAGCGATAACTCTGACAGCACAAAATACGGCAGAAACCTCCATGGCGGTGGTTTCATTCACTGTCTTGCTGCCAGCACGAGAGTATCCAGCGAAGCCAAATAGATCCGCAACCTGATCCAATGACATCGCGGAGGACTTTTTTAGCCAAGTGAGCGGATTCAGGTTCATATAAACATCATCTCTTCTTCTTCCAGATAAGAAGGAGATGTGGCCTCGACGGCTCCTTCGACGGCTGCGCCAACAGCCATGATGGAGGCAACTGCCAAGTCGATCCTGGCCGTGCTTTTCTTCTTGTCGAGATACCTCTGCTCTGATGGGCTGGATACAACGACCGCAGACGCGACGGCCGATCTCAGGGCTGGATTGATGGCAATCCTGATGCGGCCTTCCAGCAAAAGCTCCTCGAACGCCTCGATGCTATCGTTCATGCAGAGCGGGCTGTTCTGTCGACGACGGGGACCCTGGGGGTGTTCCATCCTCGGGTAGTCGACGCCAAGGTCTTCCATGGTCTCCTCGAACTTGTTGAAGAGAAAATTGTCGTAGACGATCGCGTCGATCGGAACACGGCTTCCCAGCTCATCAATGTCCCTGACAATCTGCTCGAACTTCACGACCTTTCCAGGAGTCGCGATCAGGTGCCCATCCTCGGCCCATTCGACATACTTGGCCTTGTCCCTCTTTGCCCTCTCTTGCAGGCTGTCTTCCGGCGTATAGCCGGTCACGAAGAGAGAAAATTTGGGGTGGCCTTCCGGTGTAAATCCGTCCGGATAGCAGCGAGCCATGCCGGTGAGGTCCTGCTTTGCTGAGAGATCGAGACCAATCTTGCAGCCTTCGGTCATTTCATCTTCGATCATGTCGGGATCCTCAGCGGCGACCCACAAATTGAATGGAAGCCATGCCGATGCCGCATCAGTCCACATACAAAAATGGAGACGTTTGATGCCGTTTGCCTTGCCCTTTGCGGCCCGCGCCTGGGCTGCATTGTCGGCGAGATATTCTTCAGTGAGAATTACGCCGAGAAGTGGGTTTGCCTTTTTCCAAACATCGACCGGCAGCTCTCCATTTTCTCCGATCCAAAGAGGATCGTCTTCCTCATCAAGCGCACAGACATACGAGAACAGGCGGTCGAAGGCTGCGAGATCGCTTTCTTCATGCGACCGGTGCGCAGCTTTCACGGCCAGCTCGTGCTGTTCGTAGCAGTAGCTGCTGCGGTCAGAGCCGGAGTTGGTGATCTGGAAAAGAAGAGGATTCTGACGGAACTTGAACCCACGCTCGATCATCTCCGTGATGTCGCGGTTTGGATGCTCATGAAGTTCGTCAATCAATCCGCAATGCGGCCGCGGACCGGATCCTGTCTTCCCGGATTCCTTTGAGATCGGCTTGAAGAAACCAGAGGTCGGCAGGTGCGAAATGGTATGAACCGGATTGGCACCTGACAAATCCAGAGCGCGCATCAACGCCGGGCTCTGCTTCACCATTTTCACAGCATCATCGAAGAGGATCCTTGCCTGGTCGGTCTTCGTTGCGGCCGCGTAGATCTGGGCACCGGCTTCATTGTCGGCGAGCATCATGTAGAGACCGATCCCGCCGGCCAGCGGTGACTTTCCGTTACCCTTTCCCATCTCGATGTAGGAGGTTCGGAAGCGACGGACGCCAGAGGCCATCTTCCAGCCGAACAGAGATCCGATGATAAACTCCTGGGACGGGTGGAGCTTGAACGGGACACCCTCAAACTGTCCACCGTTAAGGCGCAAGATGTCAGGGAAAAAATCCATCGCCCGCTGTGCAGCTTCATGATCGAACCAAAGCCCACGCTTTTGCCCGTTCTCAAGGTCATCCAGATGGCGCTGACAAGCGGCGCGGACGTGCGGGCCGGCGATCTCTTTCCCGGAAACCACCGCCTTGGCGTATTTCCGAACAGGATCGCGTGCTTCAGAAGCCATATTTCGCGGCCGGATCGTCTTGCTTCGCCCCACCATCGGTAGCGCTGACACGAGATCTACTTGCTGGTGTCAGACCAAACTCCGACATGAGTGACTGAAAGCGACGAGAGGCATCAGATCTCATTGCCACAGCCGGATGCTGACGGATCATCGTGCCGCCAGTAGAGCTGGTTGTTTCGTAGTGCGTGCCCTCGGCGTCGATGATCTCCTGGGCCTCGCGCACCTGGGCGTAGGTTTCGACCAAGATCTCCAGTGCCATGTCGTCGGCGAGAGACAATACGCCCATGCCTTCAAGCACGCCGCAGAACCGGTCCCAGTTTTCCTGAGCAGTTGTTGAGAGGGTTTCAGGCATCGCGGGACGCGCGACATCGCACACCGGTGCATCGTCATTTCGACGATCCGCCCGATCCGTGCCCCGAACTACCTTAAGATGCTCAGGTGTGCGCTTGCGCCCTTTAGACATTGGAACAAAAACCTTTCTATTTTGACATTGCGAGAAAAAAGGTCCCCCTGCCGGTCCCTAAGAATAGGGCTCCAGAGATTGACCCACCCCCTCCCCGAAAAGCGGAAAATCTGTGGTTATTAGGGAGATGTGGCCTCGTGAGCGGCTTCGCGCGTTAAGTCAGCGGCCAGCCGTCAATGCCGATTTCTGGCTTTGGTTTTCCGCCATTGCCCTCGCGTGCTGTCTTGGCCTTGTGGCACTCATTGCAGATCGCCTGGAGGTTGCGCTCATCGTCGAAGTGCATGCGCACACCGTCGAGAGTGATCATCTCATCTGCGGTGGCGCTGGCTTTGTTGATGATGTGGTCGACAGCATCGGCAGCAGTGGTGCGAGAGCGGCTGAGACAGGGCTGACAGAGGTGCAGGTCGCGCTGGAGTATCCGCTTACGCAAACGGCGCCAGGGCGCACCATAGCCGCGCTGAGAGGCACTGCCTCGGCGGTCTTGCCCTTTCCATTGTCCTGATGCTTTTTTTGCCATGCACAGGAGATGTGGTCTCATGCATCAAATCGCGTGCCGGAACGAGAAGAGATCAGGCGCGCAAACGCCTGATCTCTTGAGAAAGGAAGATTGCATGGCTTCGATCCCTGACAGTCGGTAGATGTGGCCTCTGTCTATCGTTCGACGGCGACATCCCGACCTGGTCCACAAATCCACCAGCCATCCAGCAGCATACGCATCGCCTCGTGTGTCGGCGCGGTGCATTCTAATCGGACCGGACGAGACCACATGATAGCATAGCCATCTTCATCGAATTCAGGAGGCGGGTCGAGACGGTAGAGCTTCATTGGTCTTGTTCTCCCTTCTTCCGACGACGCAGATCTCGGAACGCAATATTGCGGATCGCATAATACTCCCTCTGCTCGACAAGGCCGTGTTGAAATAGGGCCCGAGAACAATTGACGCATCCCTGAAAGACTTCAGAGGTGCTGTGGGCGAGCAGTTTGTCGCGCTCTACTTTCTCGAATATTCGGCACTCAGGTAGCATCAGCCCTGCCCTCCCTCATCATCGTCCAAGAACGCCCTTCCCTCTCGGGCAAGATAAGCGAAAGCCAGTGCCGCGCAGAAGCCGCGTCCAAAGCCTTCAACATCCATATTCCAGTAGAGCGAACCTGCCATCCAGATTAGCGCCGCGGCGATCAGGGCGTGTCCAATCCAACGCATCACCCCTGCCCTCCTATGATCTTTGCCGCGTATTCCGGAGCCTCGTCTTCGACGTTACCCTCGTAACCATCCCACCACCACTCTTCGGTATATACATCCTTACGATGCTCAACGACCGCCCTGGCGCCAGCCATAAACGCATCCCGCATCATCTGCGCGATATCCGGGGACTTGGTGCCATGGATCTTGATGCGCTCGTGATTGGAGAGTTTGGTGAGATCGATGCTTTTAGTATGACAGCCTTCATCAAAACCAAAAGCACGTCCTGGCGCAGAGATAGTCAGATCAGTAGCCGGAAAGAATGCCCACCCGTTTTCATCACAGCCAGCTATGTATCCAGCAAAATCATCCTTCGTGGCGATGAGGTTTGGAAAGCCAGGACTACTTCCATCGATCGAAATGCCGTGACGATATGATGCGCCAACTATCTCATCCAGGTATGCCTTAATCTTCTCCGGTGCTGGTTGATCAGTCATTGCGCTTCTCCCTCAAAATCCGCATCGTTTCTTTGACGAGTTCATATCCAGTGACAAACCCACCGATCACGCAAAGCACAAACATTGCTACGTAGAGTTCGTGGGTCATACCTCACCGCCTTCCCACTCGATCAAATCTGCGGTCACACGTTCGGCCTCGCGGTCGCAGGCATCTGCATGAAGAGCGAACGTATTCTGTCCGTCACTCGACGGCGGATACAACGATGCGATGCGCCTGGCTTCGTTCGAAGCCCATCTCAACCCCTGCATTTGTCCTATTGCGATATCATTCTTCATTCATCTTCTCCTGTCTGTTTGTCTTTCTCCTTCGGAATTACGCCCCTGATCGCTGATCCAAAACGATCACCCAATTTTTCGATGTCGCGCATCGAGAAACTTGCCGATCAGAGCTAAACGCTCATGCCCCGACAGCTCATTCAGGTAGCATTCGAGAGCCCACGCGGCGTCATCGTCGGAGACATCAAGCCCCGGCACCGGAACACCGCAGTATGAGACGTGCGTGCGCTTTTCGTTGTCAGCACGAAAGACAGACAGATGGTCGGGATTTATCAAAAAACGGCTCATGTCAGACCCAATCCTTTGAAGATCGCGATGGCCTGCATGCGTTCATGTGCTGACAGCTCTTGAGCGCTGACTTGCACCATGAAGTAAATGTCGCCGCTCTTTATCCAGTCGAACGAATAGCCGAGGGCTATGAGCGCTCTCCTGGCTTCTGCAACAACAGGACCATCCAATTTCGTAGTTCTGAGCGTATCTGCAACCGCCACAGCCAGCTGGTCAGGAACAGGCGTTTTCTGAGCAGCAGCAAACAAGTTCAGATTTTCAATGTGCGGGAATTGATACTCGCACCACGCTGCAACATGGGTGAGATCATCTTCCAGTTTGTCTTCGTTTAGCACTTCAGTCTCCTTTTGCGGGAGAACATTGGCCGGAGTGTGCTGCGGCGAAGGGGAAATTTCCTGGTCAGTGGCTATGGGACAGATGGTACACTTTGGGACAGATCGAAAAAAGGTATCTGTCCCACCCTAAGCCCCTATTTTATATACTTAATATCCCTTTGGGACAGATGGGACAGATAATTAATATTAATAACACACGAAAGACATACATAGTTGTGCCTGTGAATTAACAACTATGTATGTGCATGTATAAGAGTGAGTGGTGACAGAAGTGTCCCATCTGTCCCACGACATAATTCTCCATAAAATACAGAAGCTTAAAGCGGGACAGAGCATCTGTCCCAGGCGCACTTAATCCGTCCCATCTGTCTCACACCCCAGAAATCTCATATAAAGTCAATCTTTTTTCGAATTTCATTTCACGAACGCGAATGCCGGGACCTATTTCCTCTTTGCGGTTGAGAAAACCGCGCTTCCACTGGTCCTAATAGCCCCCGGATTGATCCCCGGGGGCGGCCCAGGAGGAAGATAGGACAATAAAAAAAGTGGATACAGGAAATGAAAAAGAAACTCCCATCTCTCGCACGCACGCCTTCTGGATTGAAAAAGCCCGTTATTGAGGCCGTTCGAAAGAAAGCGACTGGCGTCACCAGTGAAGCTGTAGAGCGCGTGCTCGCGGTCGGTGACGATGACGCAGATGAAGATGCCGAGGAAGACGCAGATTATACAGACGCGCGAGAGTTCCTCGCATCAGTCTCTTCAGTCGAGCCAACTCATGTGTGGTGGATTTTGGCAAATCGAGACTTGGAAGCCGCTCAGGCTGCTGAATTGGGGCTTGTTGATGACACGGAGCAAGAGGACGGCGACCTGATTAAGGCTCTGAAGTATCTGCGCAGCCGGTATGTCTATGCATCCTTTCGAAATGAGCTCTGGGACCGCCGCGCTAAAGATTGGATTTCAACGCAATCCCTGACAAATGCTGAAGCACACCGCATGCCGTTTGATGATTTCGGAGAGCGCCGTGACGCATTCAAGCTTCTTCGAGGCGACGAGTATGCGGCCCGTGTGCACAATGAGCAGTTTGTGCCCGGCGATGAGCGCGAAATTGTCGAGGTAGCAGATAAACCTGGCGTTGAGTGGCTGAACACATGGGTGCCACCAAAGGTGAAGGCCGTGAAGGGTTCAGCCAAGATCATGCTCGACCACATCCTATATCTTTGCAATGGCAACAAAGAGCATGCAGGAATGATCGTCGACTGGCTCGCCTACGCTTACCAGAACCCCGGCAAAAAGATTAACTATGCCTTGCTGATCATCTCCGGCTACCAAGGCGTCGGAAAAGACACGCTTGCGCTGGCCATGGCCCGCCTGCTTGGCGAAGAGAACGTCCCGTTCATTGACGATGACGCCATCGCTGAAGGCCGCAACGAATACATGAAGCGCGCTCAGCTTGTTGTCGTTCCCGAGGTCATGTGCGGCGATCGCCGAGATGTCTCGAACAAAATGAAGCCGATCATTACGCAGCCCGTGGTCCGCATCAACGAGAAGAACCAGAAGCCCTATTTCACGCCAAACCGCGCCAATGTGGCTATGTTTTCAAACCACGAGAACGCCGCTTATATCGAGGATGGCGATCGCAGGCACCTTGTCATCATCTGCAAATCGAAGCCGCATGTGCCGGAATACTATGACGCGCTGTATGAGTATATCGAAGGCGATGGGATCGCAGGGTTTGCATGGTTTCTCAAGCATCGTGACCTGTCGAATTTCAACCCGAAAGCCAATGCTCCTCATACCGAATACAAGGACACTGTGAGAGCGGCGACCAAGGCAGGTTGGGAAGCTTTCCTTCAGGATGCGTGGGACAGCAATGCGGCGCCATTCGACCGCGATGTGATAAACCTTCGCGAAGCCGTTGCCGTTTTCGGCGAGATCAAGGGGGCACCCCGGATTTCTGTGCAGCAAATCGGGCAGTTCCTCAAGAAGGTGGGCGGCGGCGACCTGGGCAAGCCGCGCGTCACTGGCGGCAAGCAGGTCCGAGTTTGGGCCGTTAGAGACTTGGATGAACTCCAGAATGCCCAAAAGGAAATCCTGTCACTTGCGTATGGCGGCATGACATGGCGGAAGGCAGCTTTGGAAATTCAGAAGCCCCGGCAGGATCGCGACATTGCCGCCCATCGACTGATTGAGGCGGATAAGGCTGTCGCCGCCGAATGAATACCTGTCAGTCGGGCAATGGTCTCGACCCGTATCAACTGGCCCCTCTCCGGAGGGGTCTTTTCTTTATAGTAGCATTCCGCGCGGTCCGAGCAAAAACCGGATGACACTAAACATTCTAAGGAACAGATAATCTCGCATGTGTGTGCCTTCGCCGAGTTCTGTTTTTCCAACCTCATGATGCCTGATGCGCCAAGTATTTCCGATATCTGTCAGCGCCCTCATTTCCATGTTGATCATCTGCTTCGCTTCATCGCTTTGAGCAACTATCGCGATCATCGCTTCGACAGATTTCTTCTTATTGCTTGGATCGTCCTGTGTCTTGAGCCGTTCGAAGCCATCCCATAATGCTTCTATGGCTCGCTGCCCGGCGTCTTGATCTCTATCGAAAAAGCGCCGACGCGCCGTCTCCAGTAGGCCATCAAGAGCTTGGTCCCCTGTTTTGAACCGAGCCTGAGCAAGTAGCTTTGCATCCGGACCTTCTACCACACGGAGGATCCGACAACTTGGATCCATTTCGTAGGCAAGGCCATTTCGGCCGAGAACCGCATTGATCGCCTCGCGGAACTCCTTTTGACCTTCATCGCGGCTCCAAGACAGGTGGTGATGATCATAATATTTGTGCCAGTTTCCTTTCAGTGGCTTACCGACATGCATCGCCAACCATTCGATAGCGTCCAAGATAGCTCCTGTGGGAGCAATAGGCTCGTCGCCATCATACGGGATGACTGCTCGCTCCAGCCAACCATCCATCTCAGGCACAGCACCCAAAAGAGCGCCTTCAAATGTGTGCGCGTCAGTGCCATCGAAACCAGCACCGTCCGGACAGGTGGACGGAAAGTCGATACCGAATGCGTCTTGTGCATAGAGCCCGCGAATTGCCGCCGCGATCGCCCGCTCCTCTCGGCGATCCATGACCGTTTTTGTTCGAGCTTTGGGCGCTTGTTCGCGATCAGTGAATAGTTGCATATATTGCCTCCCAGGCGGATCGAGCAGACATGCTCAACATGTTGAACATACTTCTTCTTACCAGCCGTCAATCCAAATGTGTTGTGGAGGGACGGTAGCTTTACGCACGAAGTCAGGTTCAATGAGGGGCTGGAAGTCGCACAGCACAATCGCGGGGCCGAGGCAGCGTCCTTGAAACCGTGAAGCGGCCGACGGATCCAGAGATATGATCTTTGTAGAAGTATTTTCTGACGAAGTTGTGTCTGGATGAAGTTTTTTTGAATTCGGCAGGATGACGATATGATCGTAGATTATTGCGACTGGAAAAATATCGTCTCCGAATCTCATTAGACCAACGCCCGGCTCCAGAATCCATGGCTTTGGTATTTCAAGCAAGTAGTTCCATTTTATGATGAGCTTATCTGGATTGAGAATTTGCTCACGCACTGGGTCCAAGATTGTCTGAAAAATGAATGAATAGCCAAAGTGCTTGAAAAACAAACCATACGCTGCCGTGAGAAAGCCAACACCGAGCGCATCTTCGTTCGCAAAGACTGGTGTTTGAATATCTATCTTGATGTTCGTCGCAGTCTTATCTTTCCAATATGCTTCGTATTGCTTCGGATCCGATCTCGACTTGTCTGGAAAGATATCAATTCCTCCGTCTTCGCCCATCGACAAGCTGGCAGTAAGAGTGTTTCCATTTGATGACACCTTGACCTTCTGTTTCCTGGGGTCACCATGGAATGGGGTGCCACCTTCATTCAGATCAATCCAATCAGACAGCCATCTCGTTTGCTTTGCTCCGAACATGCTGTTGCAGGATTTGCACAAGAAGGTCGTAACCTTACCGCCCTGAGAAACCGGAATGATGTGCTCCTCCGTGATTTCCTTGCTATCCAGTGGGTAGTCTCTAAGACATGTCGGACAGCGGAATTGTCGCCGCCACTCAATGTTAAATCTCGCAAGCTCTTGAGAGATTTCCAGCAAATATTCCGCGCGCGTCGAGCACATCAAAACCACCAAGTCGTTGAATTTCTTTGTTTGAAGACTGTAACCAGCGCAGTCTGATGTAAACTGTATAGTTATCGTTCACGGTTTGGGAAGCGATCACCACCGAAGATCCTGAATGCTACCTTTCCTTCACATTTAACCCCTACTCCGAGCATGACAACTACCGGAAAGGAACAGCTTTGGCAGTAACAGAAGCAGAAGACTGGGCATTTGAGACAGTCGTTGAGCAGATGCAGTCACGAATTGACGGTGAAATCGACAGCTTTGAAAGCCTTGCATACAGCATGTTTGACGAGGACATGGCTGGCCGTGGAGCGGTGGGCAACCGACTTTACATCTCATCACCGACAGACACAAAGCCCTGCGCATTCATCGAAAAAACTGGTGAGAGTAGATTCCAGATTGTCATGGAATGGAATAGCGAAGAGAAGATTCGGGAGAACCTGGAGACCGCTCTGTATGAAGACATCAGGCACTATTTCGACTGATTTTTTGGAATAGCTGCAGGGGACTAATTCCCCTGCATGACACAAACAAAGAACACTCAGCCCCCTGGCTTCAAGTTCATCGGATCGACCGGCTACGTCTTCGTCATTCAGGATGATGGTGGTCTGATCGGCGAGCACAGAATTGTCTGGGAAGAAGCCCATGGCCCAATCCCTGATGGCTTCCAAATTCATCATCGCAACCATGACCGCACAGACAACCGCCTGGAAAACCTGGAATGCGTCGATACCGTCACGCACAAGCGTCTGCATATGGGGCACAGATGGGTTGAAGGGGTGTGGTTCAAGAAGTGCACTCAGTGCGGCGTAGAACAGCCTGACAGCGAATTTCCAACAAAGAAGTATGTCGACGGCGTTCGTATGACACGCGGCAACTGTCGTGAGTGCGAGCGTGAGCGGCAGCGTGCGAAGAAGGGGTATATCGGCGAGCGCAATGGCGGCGTCAGCTCTATGTTCGGCAAGCATTATGGGCCGAGAAAATAATTGGGCCTAATTTCAGAGCCGCAGATTGCGAACCTATGTCCCCTGCATAACGATAAAAATGCAGGGCTCAGGCAATGAAAGACAGACAGAGAAAAGAGTTTCAAGCTGCGTGGATCGCCGCATGGCAAACCGCAGGCGATGAACAAGCCATGTCGCACCTGATCGACTCATGCATGGGTTTGGTGTATCGCGAAGTCGGCCGCGCGAAAAAATGGTCACCTGTAGAGCGAGATGACCTGGTTTCGGAGGGTGTTCTCGGCATTATGCGTGCAGCAAAGGCATTTAATGCGCTACGTGGCAAGCCTTTCTCCGGATGTGCTGCAGTCTATATCCGCGACAACGTTCTACGCTGCGCCCAGCGGCAAGGAATGCCGGTATCATTTTCAAACTCTCGTAAAGAAGAGCGCGTGCAGCGCAAGATCTTTGGTCTAATGTCAGAAGCCGAGGCAGTCGGCTTTACGGATCGCGAAGCACTTCAATACGCAGCGTTGGAGCTGAACATCACCGAAGAGCACGCTGCTGACGCCATTAGCGTCCGCAAGGGAAAAGCGATTATTGAGGACATAGAGGCCGGCGAGCATGGAGTCCAGTTGGCAGCCGATGGGATCGACATGGCTGAAGTGATCGACGCGCCGCGAGTGACGCAGATATTGCGTGAGATCGTCGATGCACTTGAGCCTCGGGCCCGTCGCATCGTTGAAGCCCGTTTTTTTGAAGAAGGATTTGTGTCACTCGACGTTTTGGCAGCAGAGTTCAGCATTTCGCGTGAGCGTATCCGACAAGTCGAAGTCGCGGCGATGTCCGACCTGAAGGTTGCATTGCAAAAGCGCGGACTAAGCCTGGAGGATTTGCTGTGAAGTGCCTGGTAATGAAGGATTTGACCGACGCAGATTACGTCGCCGCCGGGGTTTCGAACCATCGGATCCTGCAGATGAACGGGATGACGGATGAGCAGCGGATACGGTTTTTGGGTTTGGACGTGATGGTGCAGGTCATATTTAGATCAGTCACGCTGCCTACGATGCAGCGAAACATGCGAATTGTCGGTCGAATGGCCATGATCCAGCATCTCAATGACTGCGACAGCAATCGGCGGCTGGGTCACCTGCCACCGCTATAATGCCATCCACGGCCTCCTGACCTGATCTGGCGAGGACATAGATCGCACCCATCTTCTCGACGGCCGTCTGCCATCGCTTTTGAGCCTCACGTTGCTTCCCGGTGCGTTTCTTGCACTCGACAAAGTAGATCTGGCCGTCTGGAAGAAATCCGACGATATCTGCGATGCCTTCAGGTCCGAGTTCAATCCAGTGTCCGGATGCGGACTGGATCTTCCCTGCATTCTGTCGCCAGCATATGCCCAGTCCGGCCGCGGAGATCATGACCAAGCATTCTTTCAGGATTACCGATTCCGGCCGGTCCCGGCGCTTGGATCTGTCTGTCTTTCGGGTCATGTCGGCCAGCCGTCCAGGCCGAACTTTGGCCCGGCAGGCTTTGGCCGGCCTCCCATGGTCTTCCATCTCTTGAATGCCCATCCAGGGGCGTAGCCACGGCGCGTGCCAAGTGCCTGGAGCTCCTGCAGGCTTCCACAGGCTCGCTCCTCGTCGAGGCGCACCTTGGCGGCCTCTTTCTTGGCAGCTGCGAGTTCTTCCTTTTCGAGCTTACGGATCTCTGCCGCACGCTCTTTCGAGATGCGCTTATCAGGCCCGTTGTCCGCGCCGCAGTATTTGCAAACCGGTGCCGTAGGATAATGCTGGAAGCATGTGTTGCACTGACGCGTCGATAGATGCTCACCGTCTTCCGTGACTTCAGATGCTTTGACCCGGCCCGCTGAACCCTGCAGTGAGAATTTTCGCGCAATGCACGGGTGTCCGTGCTCGGCGACATTCCCGACCAAGTCTTCATAGATGCCGCATATCTTGCCATCAGCCGGGCGAAGTATCCGGCCTGCTCGCTGGATGTATCTGACAATCGACATGGTCTTTGCGCAGTCGATAAGAATCTCCAGGTCGGGGATATCTGTCCCCTCTCCTATAACGTCTACATTCCAGACAAAATCGGTGTCGCCGGTCTCGTATCCAGCAAGGATCGCATCTCTATCATCATCCGGGGTCGCCGCCGAAAGACAGAAAGCTTTGAAGCCAGCAGATTGAAATCGCTCTGCTTGATGTTCACAGAATTCGACAGAAGGACCAAATCCCACGCCGCGTTTGCCTGGCTTGTGCTGCGCCTGGAAGCGGACAAGAGGATCGCCGTCCCTACCCTTTCTTTCGAGAGCCTTTATGATCTTTGACGGATCGTAATCTGAACCCCTTGGTTTAGATAGAATGAGCCGATCTGGCGCACCGAATACATCGCAATCCACAAGATAGCCGCGCTCAATGAGCCAGGGTATAGATGGACCTTCGACCATCACCTCAAAGATATCAGATAGGCCAGTTCCATCAGCACGCTCGGGCGTGCCAGAGAGACCAATGACGATGGCGTCCGGATACTCGGCAAGGATCGCCGCCCACATCCCTGCAGTCGCGTGGTGCGCTTCATCAAGAATGATCAGGTTTGGAGTGGTGATCGCGTCGAGCTTGCCGACGAGAGTCTGCACCGAAGCGATCTGGAGCGGTAGGTCGGGCTCGAAATCGAACCCGGCTTTGACGATCCCAGCGCGCATATCGAACGCCGCGAACGTGTCGCGAGGCTGCGTGACCAGCTCTTTTCTGTGAGCGGCGAACAGGATATTCAGTGCACGGGACAGACCGTCATGGACAAAGCGCGCGGCCGTCCTGGTCTTGCCGGACCCGACTGGGGACTGCACGAGAATGCGGCGACGGCCGGCCCTAATGTGGGAGTAGACTTCGCTGACAATCTTCGCCTGATAATCCCTGAGTGAAACATGCTGCATACCCTGGAGATGTGGCCCCAAGGTATGTTCCGGCGGTCACCGCTGCCGCTGATCGCCGCCGAGGTTGCCGATCATTTCCCGCATTCTTGTAATCGCCCGGACGCTCGTTTGAACGAGCGGATGATCGACCAGCCCGACCTTGCGCGCAGCGGTTTTGACCGCCTCCCCGAGATTTTCAAACTCGCGCAAAGCACTGACCAGGAGGCCGGTTTTGCGCTCGACCTCTGCTGCTTTCGCATCAAGATTTTTGTCGCGCTCAGCTCTCTGTCTGTCTTCCTCCGCTATGCGTGCAGTGCGCTCGGTGTCGGTCAGACGACGGCGCTCTGCGGCCTCTTCATCGGCTTTCTTCAGTCGTGCCAAATGCTCGCGCTCCTCGCGTTCGCGCCGCCGATCCTCTGCTATTATTGCAAGGGAAAGGGCTTCACGCTCTTTTCGTGCGGCCTCGCGTTCGGCCTCGGCTTCCTGGCGCTTATTCTCTTCAAGATCGGCCGCCGCAACGGATTTCTTCTCTGCTTCAATCAGACCCATCCGCTGCTGCTGGCGCCATTGCCAAGGCTCAAGTCGGCGCGCTTTGTCCGGTGGCATCTCGCCCTTCGCGCGAGCTTCACGCCGAGCCTTTGCAGTCTTCTTGCCGCGCGTCAGCCCGATGCCTTCGAACCATTCTCCGATCTCGTCTTGCGCCTTCTCGGCATTGCGAAAGTGGATCATATCCGTTGGCTGCAGCATGCGTTGGACGCCTTTGGTCTTCGTCTCTTTCGTGTTCCACGCGCGAGCGTAGAGATGCAGATGGGGTGATTTTTCATCATACTCCCACACCGCAAATAGCCAGTATTTCTTCGGTATCTTCTCTTCAACGAATGTCTCGGCAAGCTCTTCAAACGCGGCGCAGATTTCAGGATCTCGGAAGTCCGCACCTTCGAAATCTTCGAAGCCTTTCTGTTTGAAGAAATCGTCGTGGGCAGACAGAAGGATGCTGCGAGCGACGCCCAGTTCACTGCTCTTTTTCCAGGGATCTATGCCGCCGCGAGTGTGCCGTCGCTTTGCTTCCGTGGGCCGACCGCGAGCATAAAGCGCAGCAACCTCGTTCCGCATGTTCAGTTCTTTGTATGCCTCAACTTCTGCGACAAAATCTGTAGCCCAAGTTTCTCGATTTCCGTGAATGACACGGTTCTGCTTGAACCGGTCGGGAGCGCAATGCTCAAGGTCTCCGTGCGTTCGATTGTGATGCTTTTGGAAATAGATCAACTGCTCTGGAGAGTAGCCTTCCATGTGATAAACGACTGCGTGTGACATATATATTATCCTCCTGTTCGGGAGGGAGATGGGGCCCTGCTGCGCATGCCGCTCCGAGAAAATGCTACGTGGGCTAAATCTCACTAAATAACTCTGCAAATCTGGACTGGGTCCAGACCGCTGCGCTTTTTCAGAGTTACCGTTCGCCCTGCCGGGGGCCGCCTTCCGCGGGACCTTTCCGGGGGACGCAAAAGAGGGGCTGTCGCGCCGCCTCTTCTGGACTTCTCCGCTCCCAATGGCCGGGCTATCGCGCCCTTCCCCTGGACCCCTTCCACTCATCTCCGACGGGACTTCCTGTCGGCCGGGAGTGAGGCTCTGCCGACACCCCCTGGACCCCTCTCCGCCAAGAGATGGGGCGCGCGTGCTGCCCCTCTCCTGGACCTCTCCCAGACGCCCTGCCGGGGGCTTTCCCGTGCATCCTCAAAAAACAAATCAATTGAAAACAGCGGCTTAAAAAAAAGTTCGCAGGTTCGATTTCCGCGCTCAGAAAGTCAGAGCGAAGTAATGCGTAGAAACCGCACTGATCGCCGGGCGGTAGTGAAAACGGAACTACTAAATGACAACAAAAACTCGCATTGAAATATACCAAAAAGACGGCCTGGATTTTCACGTAACAGCAACAGACGGCAGTGAATACCTCGTCGAAGTTAAGCCGTTTGACGGTGGAATTTATTCGGACGTTTATCAAAACAAAGAGCGTGTGTCTGGCTACCAACGGGAGTGTGAACACGACATCTGGAACTGCCTCCAATTTCTTTCAGATGTGTTTTGCGCTTGCCCTCCGGAAGGGGCTTGCGAGGACTGTGTATTCGAAATGCTATCTGAAATTGCACTGAAACAGCGCGAATTCGCATGAATGCATTTGGATCAGCCCATTCCGCTTCCCTAAGTCCATTCCAGGACGGAAGGAAACGGAGAAATGACAAAACTCACAACATTCAAAGAAGCGGCAGAACTCGTGCAGCATGATCCGAAGAATCCGGATTATGCGGCGCTGTTCTTGACCGCCGTCGACCTCGCAAATGAGCAGTCTGAGCTGGAATACAAGGTGCTGAAACTTGGCGACGCTCTAATGGAAATAGTCGAACAAATGAACAAACTGAAAGCCGCTAAAGCGGCTCAGAGAAAAACAGAAGTTGAGGCAGGACTAAACAGATGAAACATGAAAATTTCGACGTTGAGCAGTGCGAAGCTGTCGATCCGGACACCAAGAAAATTGGAGTGCACCCAGGCTTGAGTAATGCCAAATATCACGGCGGCAAGGAAGAGGTTTCCAAGTCAAGCCTCGATGTCATCCGCAAGTCACCGGCGCATTTCCTGCACTCTCGGACAGTAGAGCGCAAGGCACCGACAGCGGCGCAACGCACTGGCACGATTGACCACACAATACTACTTGAACCGGAAAACTTTTGGAAAGAATACGCCCGGCCGTTTGTGGCGCCTGTGGGTGCATTGGCAACCGCCGATGACATCAAAGCCCGCCTGAAAGAGCTTGGCCTGCCTGTGAGCGGCGCAAAGGCTGCCATCACTGACAGACTGCGTGAAGCTGACCCGGATGCCATTTTCCTTGACGATGCCAAAGCTGCTTATGCCGATGAGGTTGGTGGCCGCGAGATACTCACTGAAGAGGAGCTTGCACAGGCTGAGGCCGTGCGTGCATCAGTCATGGCTCACCCCGTTGCTGGCAAACTGCTCGACCCCGAGGCGGGTATTGCTGAGTTGAGCTGCTACTGGAAAGATCCGGAAACTGGCGTTCAATGCCGTTGCCGTCCTGACTTTTGGCGACGCGATGGGCTGATTGTAGATCTCAAAACCTGCCTGGATGCGAGCCCAGAGGGTTTCTCGAAGTCGATCTACAACTGGCGCTACCATGTCCAACACGCCTTCTATGTTGACGGCATTAAAGCTGCTTTGGAGCAAGGCCCAAACCCGCTCAATATGCCGGCCCCTACGCACTTTGTGTTCGTCGCAGTTGAGAAGACTGCGCCTTACGCGGTGGGTGTCTACATGCTCGACGCAGAGAGCGTCGACATCGGCCGTCGCGATTACCGTGAAGACCTGGCTCGATATGCAGAGTGTCTGACCGCTGATGACTGGCCCGCATATTCCCCCCAAATTGAGCCGATCTCACTACCAGAATGGGTGCTGCGTCGGGAATCTTACGAAGCCGAAGAAGGATAATAAAAATGGCAATCGACATCACAAAAACCATGGTTGGCAAGACCGACCAACTCAATGCATATGACTTGCTGTCTGGTCCGCGCACGATCCGGATCCGCAGTGCAGAGCTTGTCAAGGGGGACCAGCCCCTTGCGCTATACTTTGACGGCGATGAAGGAAAACCTTGGAAGCCAGCCCTGACCGTTCGCCGCATTCTCGGCATGGTCTGGGGGCTCGATGCGGAAAAGTGGGTTGGTCTTCATTGCACGATCTGGTGCGACGAGAAAGTCAGATTTGGAGGAGCGGATGTCGGCGGCATCCGGGTCAGTCACATGGAGGGTTTGACTCAACCCAGGAAGCTGAACCTTGCGACGGCACGCAACGCCCGCGGGAACTTCACGGTTCAACCCCTTAAAGTTCAAGCGAAGGTCGGAAGCAAAGCGGAAGCGTATCGCGCTCGACTGCTTGAGGTTGCAGAGGATCCGAAACTGCGCGTCGAAGATGCGTGGGCAAAGATCGACGATGAGATGAAGGTCGAACTTGGAAATGGCCTGCTCGATCAGATTCTGGCTGTTGAGCAGGCTGCGGAGGATCACGTCAAAAATGATCCAGGTGCCGCTGCCGATGCTCTGAATGCGCAAATTTCTGGTTGACCACGGCATCCCAGGGGCGGACATTTCCGCCCCTTTTTCAGAGCCCTGAAAGATTTTTCAGAAAAATTTCGAATTCGTTTTTGTGTCGACGTCACGTGACTAATTCCAATCCAGCAGAACAAACCATCCAAAAAGGAAAACGGGCATGAACGATTTCAAGAGCACTGATGATGCGCGCACCGAGAATAGCGGTGTCCGCAAAACGTATCGCAAGCTCTCCGACCAGGAGAAGTTCTCGATCGACGAAATCAAGGATCTCGGTGACGAGTTCCTGAAAGCGATCGCGTTCTATCAGGAGCACTACTGCGAAGGCGATGGCGGTAAGGCCCGCGAGTTCGCTCTCGCGCGCACGCACCTCGAAGATGCTGTCATGCGCGCTGTTCGCGGCATCACGCAATAATAACAACAGGAAAACAGGCATGAACACATTTACATTCACCGGTCGCGTAGTAGCAGATCACGACGGCGTTCGTCAGGTCGGCGACAACAAGGTCCTCAATTTCCGCGTCGCATCCGACGTCGGGTTCAGCAATCATAAGAGCACGCTTTGGCTATCCTGCGCGCTCTGGAACAAGCGCGCCGAGGCCCTGGCACCAATGCTGAGCAAGGGCCAGTTTGTTGCCATCTCAGGCGAGCTGAGCCAGCGCGAGTATGAAAAGGATGGTCAGACCCGCACCGCTCTTGAGGTCCGGGTTGGGGAAGTCGACCTTGGACCAAAGGTCCAGGGCGGCAGTCAGCAACCCACCAGTTCCGGCGGACAAGTCGATGACGAGGTGCCTTTTTAATACAAGAATACCCGCGGTGTGGCGCTTGCTCGACGCGTAAAATCCAGTTCTGACCGCGGGTTCTTCGATGCGGAACTGGAACGAGCATGAGACCCAGGTGAAAGCCTGGGTCTTACCAATTCTGGGGTGCTGCGCTGCACTTTTCTCAATATCCTGTCAATGAAAACTTGATACTTGGCACCTCTTCTGGTCTACATCGAAGAAAACTGGAGGCGGAACGTGTCAAGAACATTCTACGAATTCTTTGCAGGCGGCGGGATGGCTCGTGCCGGGCTTGGATCCGGCTGGAAGTGTCTTCTTGCTAACGATTTCGACCGCAAAAAGGGTCTGACATACGGTAAAAACTGGGGTGATGATCATCTCGTGGTAGATGATATTCGCAACATCGGACCTGAAGACATGCCGGGTAAGCCTGATCTGGTATGGGGCTCCTTTCCTTGCCAAGATCTTTCCTTGGCAGGTGGTGGCGCAGGCCTCCGCGGCGATCGCTCAGGAACTTTCTGGCCCTTTATTTCCCACATCCAGTCGCTCAGAGATGAAGGTCGAGCACCTGCTATTATTGCCCTTGAGAACGTCCTGGGAACACTGACATCGCACAGCGGAAAGGATTTCGCTGCTATCTGCGAGGCCTTGAAGAATTTGGGCTACAACTACGGTGCTATGGTTGTTGATGCATCCCTATTCGTCCCACAATCCCGCCCGCGACTCTTCGTGATTGGCGTCAGATCTGATATTTCGACACCTCCTGTGCAGACTTCTGAGGAACCGTTAGCACCATGGCACACAACAGGTCTCAAGAATGCCTACAAGCGCCTGCCTGACGTTCTTCAAGAGGGTTGGATCTGGTGGCGCATGCCGAAACCCCCTAAGCGTGAACAAAGCTTTGGAGATCTCATCGAAGAGAATCCGGCATCATGCAAGTGGCATACGAAGGCAGAGACCACGACACTCTTGAGTATGATGTCGGAAGTTAACCTGGCCAAGGTCGAGACCGCGAAGGCTGCAAGGAAGCGCATGGTTGGCACGATCTACAAGCGGACAAGGCACGAACACGGTATCAAGGTTCAGCGCGCCGAGATCCGGTTCGACGATATCGCCGGGTGTCTCCGGACGCCTGCAGGTGGATCCTCTCGACAATTGATCATGGTGATTGAAGGGGAGAAAATCCGCTCCAGGCTGATATCGACGAGGGAAACCGCAAGGCTGATGGGCCTGCCCGATTCATATGAGCTGCCAGATCGCTACAATGAAGCATATCATCTTACCGGAGACGGAGTTGCGGTTCCGGTTGTTCGACATATTGCCAAACATGTATTGCAACCCCTACTACTTGCTCATGAAACAACTGTAAGTCGAGAAGTAGTGTGAGCGAAATACCCTGCGAAAAGAACGCCGAATTAAGACAGAAAATACTTGAGTTTGCTGAGGTTCTGAAAACTGAGGCTCATAAACTTGGTGAGCACGGGCTTGATGAACAGGACTTTTACCAGTCCGGTTTATTTCGCGGGACGATTGAGCGCATTCGCGGTCAGTTTTCGGCATCAATGCGAGAGAAGCGCGATTTTGTAGCTTTGGTTTTGGCGCATATGCAAGACGGCGGATACATTGCTGACTGGGGTTCTGCGGGTGAAGCCAATCGCCATGACTACTTTGTCGAACTGAATAACGGTCGGACTGCTATCATCGAGTTGAAGGGGTGTCTCGATGGCAACAACACAAACATCTTCGAACGGCCTCCGCACGCGGATGAGTTCATTGTATGGAGTGTGTGTAGCAATCCAGGCGCCGACCCCAGGCACAACGTCTGGTCGGGTATCCATACTCGGCTCAGCGCGGAGATGATCGACCGGAACCAGCGCATCGACGGCCTGGTTGTCTGGGATTGGATTTGCGGAACAACCGCAAGACCCTGCCCCAAGCTGCGCGGTGCTGAGGATCGCTTAACGGATATCGGTCCTTATCGACTGCCCCCACCCTGCATCTATCTTTTCCCTGGCACCGTGCCCAGCGTTCGCAATAACCCCAATCCCCGCGTCAACACACTCGGCGACGTGGGTATCCTGGATGCTATGCATCGTTGCTTTGGGGGTGAAGATGCTGAAATTAATAGCGTCGGCATTGAGGTCGCACATCGCGGTATCGAAACAGTCAGAACAACAACAATTCGCAGGAATGGTGTCGTGCAAAAAACAACTGACCCAACACCTATTCGACGATCGTAGAGAATTATTCAGTCGAATATCAAAAATTTCCTGATTTCTTTTTGAAATGGGAATCCCCTCTCTATTTCCTCTGTATCGGAGCGGCACACAGTGCCCGATGCACACAGAAATGGAGAAGAAAATGACGCAAAAAACAATCTTCAAGCTACATCTTTGCGATGACCAGGACTACACCCGTGAGGGCTGCGACTTTGTTCGTAAAGAAGCAAACTACTTCGAATTATCACAGATGGATGAAACTGAGCTTTCAGAAACAGAATTGCTCTTGAGTAGATTTCAGTCTCATGTCGAAAACTTGCTTGAGAAGAAACGGTTAAAGACAGCCAAGCTGAACGGCGACATCTGGTAA